CACGGCCCCAGGCAGTGGAGTGGTGGTGACGGCGGATTTCTCCTTCTATTACCGCTGCCGATTCACTGACCCGAAGCAGCAGTATGCGCAATTCCTGAAGAATCTTTGGGAATTGAAAGTATGTCGCTTTCGATCGGTGAAGCCATGAGTCGCTCTGTCTCCATGGGATATCTCTCGATCCTGAAAGCAAATCAGGAAATGATCATAGCGGAGCTGTACACGATCACGCTGCAAAACGGCGCAGTGGATCGCTTTACTGATTTCGATATGGATCTGACGGTGAATGGCCATCTGTACAAATCCGGCTCGCTGCGGATCGCTGGTCTAAAAATGAAGCTGTCAGTCGGGCTCAACGTCGACGAGCAGGATATCAAAATCACCGCTCTGCCCACTGACACGCTCACTGGCGCGCTGTTTCTGCAGGGGTGCGCACAAGGCTTGCTGGATGGCGCTACGGTACAGCGCGATCGCGCGGTGTGGGCCGCCGGCGGTGGAACGACTGGCGGTGGGGCGCCGTATCTCGACGTGGTGAATGCCTCACCGATCACCGTTTATCGCATGGCATATGGGCTGGTCAGCGAGATCCTGAAGATCGGCCGCACCACGGTAGAACTGAAGGTGAAATCGCCGCTGAAGCTGCTAGACATCAATCTGCCGCGGCGCACATACCAGGGCTCATGCAATTGGGCGCTCTTTGAGCCGGGTTGCACGCTGAACAAGAGCTCATTTGGCGTCAGCGGCACCGTCGACACCGGAGTCCTGGCAAATTTCGTGCCATGGGTCGGCGGCGTACCTATGACACCAGGGGCTGATGGTCAGCCCTATTTCGCGCTGGGCCGCCTGCTCTTCACGAGCGGCACACTCAACAACACCCAGTTCTACATCGCCAATAACGATAGCGCGACACTCTTCACGATGGGCATGTACACTCCACCGGCCGTCGGGGACAGCTTTACCGCCTATCCTGGTTGCGCCAAAACGTTCAATACCTGCCATTTGAAATTCAACAATAGCGACAATTTCGGCGGCTTCGAATTTGTCCCACCAGTGACATTATCGGTATGACCGAGGAAGAGCAAAGAGCTGCTGTGATCCGCGAGGCGGAGAGCTGGATAGGTACGCCATACCGTTCCGGCGCAGATGTGAAGCATGCGGGCGTAGATTGTGGGATGTTGCTCGTGCGGTGCTTTGTAGACGCCGGCGTGCTGGCGCCCTTCGATCCGCGGCCCTATCCCGAGCAATGGCATATTCATCAGGCCGCCGAGAAATATATGGGCTGGGTCATGCAGATGGGGCGAGAACTGGGGCCAGAAGATGAGGTGAAGACCGCGGATGTGGTGCTCTTCAAATACGGTCAATGCTTCGCGCACGGCGCCATTGTGCATCGCTGGCCCAATATCATCCATGTCCGGCGCCCGCTGCCGGTGATCATCGAGGATATGCAGAGATCGATGATTTTGCGGAAACTGGACAAGCGTTTCTTCTCGGCGTGGCCGCGGGTGGATCATGGGATTTCTCTTTAAGAAACAGAAGCCGCCAGCCGCAGCTGTCCCGCAGATCACGGGGCTGCAGGTCCAAACCTCTGTCAATGTGCTGGGCAAGCCGATCATCTATGGCTCGCCGCGGGTCGCCGTGAATCTCATTTGGGCCAATGATTTTACCAGCACGCAGTCGACCACCGGCGGTGGCGGTGGCGGGGGCGGCAAAGGCGCCATCACGCACGGCAAGGGCGGCGGGGGTGGCGGCACGACGACCACAACCTATTATGCCAATGTCATCCTCGCCATCGGCGAGGGGGAGCAAAGCGGCGCGCCGCTCTATCTGTATCAAGACCAGAACACCTATCAATACAGCTCCAACAATGGCGGGCTCGGCTCTTTCTATGGTGGCTCCGGCAGCCAGAACGCTGATCCGACCGTCAATTCGCTGCATCCGGATCAGGCGCGCGCCTATCGCCATACCTCCTACCTGCTAGGCATCCATCTGATGCTGGATAGCAGCGGGACCATCCCGCAGCACAACATCGTGGCCACCGGCATTCTGCAGGGGACGTGCCACTTAGTGGTCGACCCGGTCGGCGGGACCGAAGACGCCGATTGCGCGCAGGTGCTGGCCGACATCTTGTCCAATCAATTCTATGGTGCCGGTTTCCCCAACGGACTCATCTCGGGAAACATCTACTCAACCGCCAACGCCAGCAACCCTTCGATCGGAGACAATACCTATCAGACCTGGTGCCAGGCGGCCGGCTTTGGGCTGTCATTCGCGATTTCCGATTTCGAGCAAACGAGCTCCATCGTCCAACGCATCTTAGACAGCACCAATGCCGCGGCAGTCTGGAACGCGGAGTCGCTCAACTTCATCCCCTACAACGACGGCAGCGTCAGCACCAATCCGAATCTGATGTCCGGCGGCACGCCGCTATATTTCGTCAATCCCATCAACATTGTGGCCGTCTTTGGTGACTCCAACATTCTGCAGACCGAGGATCAATCCGATCCCCTGGTGATCACCCGCAAAGATAACTCACAAGCCTACAATGTGGTGCGTGTCACGTACCAAGAGCGCGCCAATTCCTATAATAACGCCATTCAGGAATTCAGTATAGACAATGCGGTGGAGCTGTATGGGCGCCGCGAGGAAGACCTTGCCAGCAACGTGTTTACTGTGGCAGCCTATGCCTATACTGCTGCGGCACTGCGCGCCCAGCGGAATGTGTACATCAAAGATACCGTGACATTCAAAACCACATGGGAATATGCCTGGATCGATCCCATGGATTTCATCCAGGTGTACGATCCCATCACGACATCGATAGATGGCATGACGTGTCGCGTGATCTCGATCGAAGAGGATGACAACGGGCTGCTCACGATCACGGCGGAGGAAGTATGACAACCGGCGCCGGCACGATTTATTACTATACCCAGCAGCAATCGATCGCGGCAACGGATAACAACACCGCGACGCCGGCGCCCGCGGTCAATCGCCCGCTGCTATTTGAGCCGTCGGCGGATCTCTTGGCGGCCGAGAGCCTGCCAGCGCAAGCCGATCTTGGTATCGCCGTCAGCGCTGGGCCGGGCGGAGTCTTCTCCCCGATCTGGGGCGGCGCCAACATCTATGTGTCCATCGACAATGTGACCTACATCTACAAAGGTGTGATCCACGGGCAGAGCCGCATGGGCGCGCTCACCGCCGCACTACCGGCCTATGGGAGCGCGAATCCGGATACCACCCATACCCTCTCGATCACGACGATCGAGAGCAACGCTGAGCTCGAAACCGTCACATCCGCGGATGCGGCCGCTTTCCGCACCATCTGCATCGTGTGTGATCCAGACTATACCAACGTGGAGTATCTGAGCTATCAGACCGCCACCCTGACGCTGGCGGATGCCTACGATCTGACGACCTTGTATCGCGGACTCTATGGGTCGACGGGCACATCGCACGGGATCGGCTCCATGTTCGCGCGGCTCGATGATCTGGTATCCGGATTCGTTCTACCGCCGCCATATGTCGGGCATACCCTGTATCTGAAGCTGCAGAGCTTTAACGAATACCAAGGCGGGTTAGAGGATCTGTCCAGCTGCGCGGTCTATAGCTTCACGCCGTCGGGCATCGGCGCCTTTGCTTATGTCAAAGAGGTAGATACGGCCGGCGGCATTAGCGGCGGCCCGATCACAGGCGTCGGGACCGTCTACCTCACGCACATTGCCTCGGGGGATCTGCTCGCCAACACGACCACGGTATCGGCCAGCCCTAGCGCCGTGACCGCGTCGGCGTTCCTCGACTACAACTTCTCATCCGTACAAGGCATGATGCTCCGACGCGCCGCCTCCGTCTGGGATGCCGAGCAGCCGCCGCTGCCCTATGCGCAATTCATGCCGGGTGTCCCGTCATCCTCCGCGATCGCGCGACTGAGCGTCACGGAAGCGAGCGCCTTCGCCGCGAACTTCACTAACAGCTCCGGGCTCGCGAAGACGGCCAGCACGACCACCGCCATCACGACGGTCAACGTCATCCACGCCGGCGTCACCACGCAGATCGGGAGCGTGACCTTCCCCTCGTCCGCGACTCCGACCTTCGCCACGACCGGCGGCACCGCGCAGAGCATGGTCGCTGGCGATGTTCTCGAATTCGTCTATCCAGCGTCGCCCGATGCGACCCTGGCCGATGTCGCCATCACCCTGCGCGCCACCAGATCATGAGTAATTTGGTTGCCCCAGGCTTTGGCGGCGGAGTCATCAACCAGCCCGACGAGAAAACGCGCGTGGCGCCGCTGATCGGCGCCGTCACCTCGCACACAGGACTCACCGTCACCGGCATCCCCGGTGCGATCACGATTGAATTCATCACCAGCAAGATCACCGCGACGAGCGTGGTGCCGCTGGAATTCCTCACCACGCCCGCCGTGCGCGTCGATATCGTCAATATCGAGATACGTGTAGCGTCTGGAAAACGTCCGCAGATCCTCATCTTAGCGGGATAACCCCTCCCTTGTGAATCTGTGTGCTAGCTAGATCAGGCACATAGCACATAGCGTCAATGGTTTCCCTCATGATGGCGTGCTACAGCCCACCGTATCCGAGCATGGGGATGGCCATTGCCATGGTGGAAAGACGCACCTCTGGCACCGACACTGAGATTGCTTTGTTGCAACGCGAGGTCGCGGAGCTCAAGGCCGCCCTATGGGGCGACAAGAGTACCGATGTCAAGGGCGTTGTCCCGCGATTTGAGGAAATCGAGCGGATCGCCGATCGCGGCAAATGGACCGTGCGCATAGCCTTATGGATCGGCGGCGCCATCGTGGCCCTCCTGACCGTCGTCGGGCAGATGCGCAATATTCTGAGCGGCCATATCGGCCCGATGCACTGATGCCATCCCCCCTGCCCGTCACCTCTTGGGTCGTGATCATGTATGCAGCCATGCTGCATGCAATAGAGGCGACGATGTTTCTCACAACTACGGCTGCCAATGGTAGCGTGGGGATGTCAGCTCTTTTGATGTTAACCAATCAGAACGCTGTCTACATCGCGTATGTGATGCTCCTCTCGGCCGCCGCGGCGGCCTATACTCTCAGCCCGGATCGCATCATGCATCCGCTCTTGGTGGTGCTCTGCCTGGCGCCTCAGCAAGCGCTGCTGCTCACCACAGGGATTGGCGCTTGGATGGCCGTATGGCATGGAGCCTATGCCGACGGCGTGGTCAGAAGCCCATTCTTCATCACCGCCGATCAGCTGCCGCGCGGGATGTTTAGTTTGATCCATATGTCATCGATTTACACACTCACCGTTTACCACGGATATCGAGGTCGGCATGTCAGATACCAAGGACAACCATAGTCGCGAATTTTCCACGGGCGCCAGGCGGGACAGCGAAGAAGGCAAGCTGCGCTACCACGCCGTGCTGTCGCCATACGCGCTAGAGGCATGGACGGATTATTGCCGGCGACACAATAGCCAGGTACATCGCCGCGAGGAAAACTGGAAGAAGGGCATGCCCCTAGAATCCTTCCTCGGGTCCATGTTCCGCCATTTCATGCACGTCTGGGTGCTCCACGAACAGCTAGAGGGTGCCATGGAATCCGAAGAGCTGGACGAGACATTTCAAGAAATCTGCGATGCACTATGCGGCGTTCTTTTCAACGCTCATGGCTATCTGCACGAGCTC